CATATCAAACTTCATGGCAATCACGTCAGATGCAGGTAGCTGTAGGTTTGTGCCTTTAGTCAAGCGCACCTTTTTACGTTTACCGTTGCACTTTTTTATGACCTCACTAACCAAATGCGAATAGTTGATTTGTAGCTCGCCACACCACTCTTTCAACGGTTTTGGTTTAATATAAAACATCTTAGTGTCTGTTTCGTATCGAGCGATTAGACGCCCGCGTGCAATCTGCTCAGGGATTACGTACTGGTCTAACCCGTTATCGTGTGTGCCTCTGTTATCCATTGTGCTTTTTATTTGCAAGATGTAACTGATGTTCTCACTGAAGAAGTCATCTAACACGTCATAAACATTGCCACCCATCTCCAGCATGTTTCGTTTGTTCTGCGTAACAAGGTCGGTCACTGCCCAGTTAAAGATTTTTTGAACATCAAAGTCATGCAACCCAGCTTTTTTAGCTATGAGTAGACCGGATATAGTGGCGGCTATAGTCGCTGACCAAAAACGATTTTCAGATGTTAACTCAGCTTCAGTATCAATACGTTTCTGAACTTCTGTAACAAGCTGTTGACACGCTTTTAAATTTTTCATGACGTACTGTATGTATATGATCCCAGCGTGGCCGTAGTTGTTTAACAGGCCGTTCTCGAACGCATCGGTTACTTCCTTGTCTTTTACAGAATCAAAGATACGGTCCACGCGACATTCTAGAACCCGCTGTGCCTCTGCTTTCGGCATAGCTTTCGCCATGCTAATACGCTCCACAACACTAGTGTTAGCGGTGTACATCATCAGAAGACTCCACCGATCACCACGATAACGTTCGACATTTGCATTAGATGACATGCGTCCACGCTGTTGCCCACTGGTGCCTTGATACACAAGCTCTGACATTTGTTTGGATGACAGGTTAGTAATCTCATCAATACCTGTAGGCAGACTGTGCATCACTTCAGCACGGTTCATCTTGAAGTTATAGGTATCGTCTTTTTGCATTACGAGTTGCTCTGGATTACCCCAAATACCCGATGCCGCTAGCAACAATGCGGTTTTACCTACACCTGAGTCTTTATTGTAGAAAGATACGGTGCCGCAGTTGGTGTTCATAAACTGCATCAAAGGACTACCAAACCCCATACCAACCGCGAACTGTTGCAAGACAAATTTCTCATCGTTCCATAATGCGAGATTGTCACGCCATGCTTGATAAGTTCCTTTAGGTTCAAATGCAGGAAACAGTCCAACTGTCTGATTAGATGGTGGGTTGAACTCTATGGCGTCGGGAGTAACTTTTTGATTACCTAAAATAAACGCGCTCATATCGTCATTTGCCCAACCAAACTGACGGTGCGCTTGATCTGCGGTGCTAGTAGCTTGTAACTCATCTACCCAATGCAGTGTATATGTCATTAGTTCATCCATCTTTTTTAAGGTAACACCTCTAGAGGATAGCGTTTTGCGAAACTCCTCCGTCGCTGTGACCGAACTCATTGGTAAAGTAAACTCGCGTACGCCATCTTTTGGCAAGTGTAAACGCATTACAATCGCTTCACCCACTTCAGGATCATGCACTCTCTTCACAACATATAAATCGTTGTGGTACAACCGCTTTTCTTCTACGTCACCCTCTTCGTTGGTTGTTCTGATATAAACACCGCCGTTTACGCCTCGGACGTACGGTGGAGGAAACTTAGGTATCTCATAAGTTGTTTTGGGTTGGTTAGGAAGTTCGAGTGCCGGGGCTTCGACGTAGATACCATCTTCGCCTACTTCAGCTTCTTTGAGCCGTTTACCCAATACAATCGGCGATTTTATCTGCCCCCACTGCGGACAGTTTGGACACACGTCAGGATTAAACTCATCAAACTTAGCGCAGGTATATGGACCTTTAATCTGCCTGAGCTTTTCTTGTGTGTCTTCTGGCGTGTACTCAGGGTGATTCTTGGAGATAACGTGCATTGCTTTGTCGCTATCTACACAGAACTTTGCGATAGATAATCCTGCTCTCCAAAGAGGTTCGCTAGTTTCTTCTTGGTGTTGAATGATGTCTTTTAACTGCTGGCAACCATCACCACGCAACGTCTTTACCAAGATATCTTTGAACACGTTTTCCTGATTACCCATCAGGTTGTGCATAGTTTGGCTTAACTCTTTAGGTATGTGTTTAGTAGGAACTGGTATCGGTTCTCCACCAAGCAACTCAGAAAATGTGTCAAATACGACAACCTCAAACCGCTCACCTAAACCAAAAAAACCTACGTCTGATGGAGGAACGGTCTTGAAGTTATGTGTGTCAGGAACTCTTAACACACGTGCACCATCAGAGGTAACGGCGGGATCAGCTAAAAAGTTTTGTTTCGCGCACAGGCGCTTCAATCTTTCTGCTACAGGAAACCAATCCTCATAACATACTGGCTCTGACAAAAACCAATAGACATGCACCCCCCGACCTGAGTTAACCATCGTTGGGTTTGGTAATGTGTTGTCGCTACAAAACTTACGTAATGCTTTTATCGCTTCTTCTTGCGAAGTGAAATCTTTTGTAGGGCCACAATCGAGGTCAAGAAAAAACGATTGTAGATGTTTAATATTATCAACTTTACGAGAGTTAGCTTCTTTGAATGTTGCTAGCCCATAATAAACATCGTATCCCTGTTGGTCGTAGCGCATGGCGGCATCAACGACTTCAGTGATTGAACTATAGAATTTTTGTGTTTTTCGTTCGTCTGCTGATCTTGCCGCAAATATGCAATAGTGTCCGTCGCTACTTAACGCCCTCTCTAAAAATGTCTTTGTTTCCATGTGTCCACCAATCGTTTGCAACGTTACGACAGAGACGTTTGTCCCCCGCTCTGCCGTAACGCGGTTCAATTATCATTGTGACGAGTAACTCAACCGTCCCATTCATCGATAATTGCACTGAGATTTGCGCTATTTGCCGGTGCTGGAGCCGATTTCTTAACGACCTTAGTTGGCTCCTCGACAGCCGGTTCTTCGACAGGTTCATCAAACCCGTCTAAATCGTCAGTCTTTGGTGTTGGTGTTGGCGCACTTTGTGCAAACGGGTTGGATTCATTCGAATCATATCCATCAACGACATCAAACGGTGATACAGACTGACGCTCTGCCAGCTCTATTACCTGCACAGCACGTAGTCTTAACGATACCCCTGCGCCTATCGATGCGCTATAGGGAACACCAACAACAGCAATATTTACCACGCTGTTATTCGTTAGTTGGAAATCGTCAGGTAACTTTTGTGTCTTAGCGTCATACTGCACCGGCTTAAGAGTTTTTTCGCCGCTGTACGCACCTTTGAGATTAGCTTTGTACTTAAACATACCGTCGTCTTCTTTCTTAAACGGATTTTTAAGGTCAGGCCAGTTGGATTTTTTGCGTTCGTTGTATAGCGTCTTCATGTAGGAGTACAGCGCACGTGCTGTATCCTCATCGGTTTTGAACTGAAGGGTATACTCTGCGCCATCATCCAGCGCATCGCATGGCACCGATCTGTTTTCGGCGGTGTCAAAACGATAGGTACGATCAATCTTTGGATAGATTGCAGTCGCGTTCATGATTACATGTTGTTCAGTAGGCATAACAGTCTCCTAGTTTGCATTTGCAGGGGAGTAAACAAACCCGTCTACTTCTGCAAAGGGTTGCCTTTGTTGAGGCGGTTTAATTGAAATCGCTTCGTTCACCTCATCGCTTTGTGCCAATGAGACAACGAGATCTAGCTCCTCTTCATTGAGGGGGCGGTGTGCTTGAAAAAATAACTTTGGTACAGGGCTGTTCTGATCAAACGAACAACGCGTTATCACAGAGATAATAGGCGTACTGTGAGAAGAAAGATGTTGTGCATAGGCTTGCATTGGCATCTTACTATCCACCGCCCTACCAAATAGCGATGTAGCTGGTAGCTGTAGTTGGTACACCTTGTTTAAGTCATCTTCCAAAACAACCGCTAAACGCTGTGCAAATCGACATGCACGTCCACCAGCTTGGCCTGACCCCTTAATATTTTGAGGGCAGTCCATACACCGAGATGCTTGCCTGTTTTGAACAGGTACATCGGGTGACGGCTGAGTAGTGTCTGCTGACCAGCACGTGGGTGGTGATGGAGTGTTGGGATCGAACACACCGGCGTAGTAAGAACGAGATACCTTAGCGGCGTCTATCACAACAAATTTCATTGCGTTTTCCACCGTAGCTACCTGTCTTCCACTTTCGATGATACGAAATACACCTCCGCTTAAACTAACTCGATCCATCAGAGATCTTCGTCAGCGGTAATTTGTTTAGACCAATGATCGTCAGGAATACCAAACTCTGCTTGGGCTTCCATCTCATCCGCCATCGACGCTACCATGTTTCTACCCCCCGCTTCGTTAAACGAAACAAGGTCTTCGTGCTGACTAGTTAACGCTTCAGATACATCGGGAATGGAGAAACGATAGGTGTTACCTACTTTTATATAGGTGTTTTTGGGGATATATCCCTTACGCACCCAGCCTCTGATTGTGGATATGGATACAGAGAAGTGCTTAGACACATCTTCGATTGGCACAAATGGACCACGCATCATCATGACTTTTTCCTCACAGATATAGTGTATTCAGAATCGACATTGAGACCTTTCGGTACGACGTCGGGGTTTTCTTCGAGGAATGCTTTTACATTAGTCTGGTTAAGGCGCTTTTCCATAAACTCAGGAACACTATGCTCAAGCACAAACTTGTGCATTTGCTCCCAGTCGCTAGTCCAGTACCTTGTTTTAACTGAGCGGTAAAAGAGTCCCTCAGAAGTCTTTACGCTTTCGACGCCTTGCTCTTTGCAGTAATCAAGAAGAGCAGTCTTTACCTTATCCATCTGCTGGTTAAGTCTAGACTCCTTCTCTTTATACTCCGCAGATAGCTTGGCTTTCTCGTCGCGGATCTTTAAATAAACACGTGTTAGCTTCTCAGCTAACCCTGCTTTCTCACTCATTTGAGTCTCCTTCGCACACGACACAAGTGTCGGGGTTTTCACTCTACTTACACATGATGAGCTAGTCAAGCAATTCTTTGTATAAATCAATCATTTTTGTGTGTACGTCTATTCTACTATCTAACAATGAGTAAACACGTTTTTCTACAGGTGATCCTTGCAACTGCACCACAGTGCATTTGTGGTCTTGTCCTGATCGGTGTACGCGAGCGTTAGCTTGTGCGTAGGTTTCGAGGGAGCTAGTTGGCCCCCACCACACCACTGTGTTTGCGGCTGTTAAGGTTCTT